AAAGAGGGAAAGTAGACTCCCGCCGTTTGGTATACGACGGAGAACGTGGCGTCGGTGGTTATGTTCGGGAACACGTAGAAAAACGGCGCGCTTAACTGCGGTGCCGCACCGGAGCCGTCGGTAATATCGACCTCAACGGGAAAGGCTGTCCCAACAACGTCCACCCCTGCCGCCGCATCGGCTGTCAGGTCCGGCACCAGCACCGCCGTTAGGTGTAGGAATACTCTCTCTCCCACCTGGACGATATTAGACGACGCTGTAAACGTGGTCTCGATGGTGAATAGGTCCGCCTTAGCCGGCGTGACGCCCAGCGTCAGCGCGCAGACGGCCACCGCCGCCATCCTGATGTTCATGATGGTCTCCCTACCAGTTTGCCAGCCGCCACCCAAGCGGGCCGGACTCGCCGTGTCAACGGCTAAAAATTAGACCGCCCCGGTAGGGTGCGTTGTTCGAAATAACCGCCCGCGCAAATTCAGCCTTGAAATAGGTGAGCCGACCGGGGTGTTTCGTGACCCTGATCGGCTCCGATCATGGCTTTGCGCACCAAAACCATGACCGTTGCAGAACCAATACCGCAACGACCGGCCGAGCGCCTAGCGCAAAAAACCACGGGAGACGAGCGGGGTGTTTCACGCAGCAGCCGCTGCGGCCTTGGCCCTGAGGAAAGCGGAGTGCGCGCGCCTCGATAACTGGTCCCTAATGTACGGTCCAATCCTCTGCATGGGCTCATGCAGGACCGGGCGTCTGGCCCACGAAACGGGCAGGACCAGCGAAACGCTCTACCCACTCACCCAGTCCCGCAACAGGGGACCGGGTTTAGCAAGGGCGAACTATGCCCATTGCTTAGGTGCGTTGTCCGCATCCCCCTCCCCAGCAACCCTCCCGCCCGACGTACCGCCGCACGAAACGCGGCGCGGCACGCCCGCCGTCAAGGGGTGAATTGCGCCGTCGCTGGGCGAAACCGCGATTTGGACGGGGATTACATGGCAGACGAACCTACCGTCGTGGATGTCGACGTTTCGGACGAGGATCTGTTCAACGAGGCCAAGGCGGATCAGGCTCCCGAGCCCACTGCCGTAGCCGCGGAGAGCGAGACCCCACCGCCTGAAGCCGGCGACCAACCGCGCGATGAGCATGGCCGGTTTGCACCCAAGGCCGGGGATACCCCCGCGCCCGCGGACGCAACGCCGCCCCCTGCTGACGAGCCACCTCCGGAGTCTGACGGCGGGCACATCCCCGCCTGGCGACTGCGCGAGGAGGCCGAAAACCGTCGTGCGGCCGAGGCCAAGTACCAGCAACTCGAGCGCGAGATTGCCGAGCTGCGGCGCAATCCGCCCAAGCCCGCCGAACCGCCAAAACCTCAGGAAATGCCCGACCCGCTGCTCGATCCGGCCGGCTATCAAGCCCATCTCCGGAACGAATGGCAGGAGGCACTCAAAGCGCAAGCTGGCGAGATCAGCCTGCGTTATGCGCGCCGGGCCAATCCTGAGCGGTTCGCCAAGGCTTATGCGGAGGTCCAAAATGGCTCACCAGCCGACCGCGCCAGGATCAGGGACGCTCCCGATCCGGGTGACGAACTGCTGGCTTGGTACTCCGAGCGTGAGGCCATCCGCGAAGTCGGTCCCGATCCCGCTGCCTACAAGCAGCGGATTTTGGACGAGGCGTTGAAAGACCCAGCGTATCTGGCGAAAGCCGCCGCCGCCTTGCGCCTCTCGGTCGTGCCATCGACCGGCAACGGTTTACGCCAACCTTCCCCTGTCCGCCTGCCCCCATCCCTCAACGGCATCACCCCGTCCGGCGCCGCCATCGCTGGCGACGACGACACGGACATGTCCGACGAGGCCATCTTCCGGCACGCGACAACCGGCCCGCGGCGCTAGCCCGACCGGTAGGAAAGGATCAGGGCCATGGCCCTTAGCACTCCACAGACCAACAATATTCTCATCAAGTTCACTAAGGAGATCAATCGGGAATACGTCCGCCAAAACCTGTTCTCGCCCTACATGGGCGAAGACATGAGCGCCATCATCCGGCTCCGCCGTGAGCTCACTGAGGCGGGCAACCAGATGAATATTCCGCTGGTGGCGGCGCTCCAGGGCACCGCGATCGGCAGTGGCACGCTGGTCGGCAACGAAGAGAAGATCGACGACTACGGCATGCGGCTGTGGATCGACTACGCCAGAAACGCCGTGGTCTCCTCCAAGTCCGCCCGCCGCAAAGACAGTGCGATGGTGTTCGACGAGGCCCGCTCGTTGCTCAGCGATTGGGGCAAGTCGTTGCAGCGTGATGAGATCGTCGGCGCGCTCTACGCCCTGCCGTCGGAGTCGGCCCCGGCCAACATCGACACCTCGGCCGGCCAGCGCATCAACGGCATCTTGTTCCAGTCATCGACTGCTGCTCAGAAGAATACCTGGCTGACCGACAACTCAGACCGTGTGTTGTTCGGCAATGTGATGACGAACTATAGTGCCGGTGTGTTTGCCACTGCGGTCGGCACCCTCGACAAGACTTCCGACAAATGCAGCCGCGCAACCATGCGATTGCTCAAGCGCATCGCCAAGCGGGCCACGCCTAAACTACGCCCCTACAAGGTCGAGGATGGCCGCGAATATTTCGTTGCCTTCCATGGCCAGCGGACGTTCCGCGACCTCAAGCTCGACCTCGACACCATCAACAAAGACGCCCGTCCGCGCGAGGAGCCGGGTCTGAAGAACCCGATCTTCCAGGATGGTGACTTGATCGACGACGGCGTGATCCATCGCGAGGTGCCCGAGATCGATACGCTGGCGCCGGCCTACTACACCAACGTCGGAACTGCTGATGGCGGCGGCACCGGCGCAGGTGCCTCCGACGTTCGTCCGGTCTGGATGTGCGGCCAGGGTGCCATGGCATTCGGTTGGGGACAAATGGCGCGTCCCAGCGCGACGAAACCGACTATCAGTTCCTGAGAGGCGTCGGTGTCGAGATGGCCTATGGCATCGGCAAGATGTTCAAGAAAACCATCGCCGGTAATCTTAGGGAATGGTCGATCGCCACCGGCTTCTTTGCTGCCAATCCTGACACCTGATCTGTGGCAACAGCAGCAACCGCAAACCCATAGAGAAGGACTCAGATCATGGCAACAATCCCAGCAAGAAGTAACAGCATCCAGGCCGTTCAATACCTGCGTGCTCCGATCGACTTCAGCCTTGGCTCCTCGGGAATTGTGCAAGTCGGCACGCTTCCCGCCAAAGCCATCGTGCTACGCAGTTGGGTCATCGTCACGACGGCGTTCAACAACAGCACCACCAATACGATGAAAATTGGCACCACGGCGTCTGACGCCTCCTACGGTACCGGCGTCGCGCTTGGTACTGCAGGAGTCATCACCGGCGGCACCGCATTAGCCACCGCGACCACCGCCACCCCTACAGTCGACACGTCAGTCATTGCCACCAGTGTTTCCACTGGGACTGCCGCTACCGCAGGGGCTGGCTATGTTGTCGTGGAGTATCTGCCGGTCGAATAACGAACATGGACGTGGGGACATTCCCCACGTTCTTTCGCTGGAGTTCAAATGAAAATAGGCCTCTGCACGCCTAATCGCTTGGGCACAGTGCATCATCAGCACATGTTCTCGCTCATCGATACGCTGAGACTGGCGTCGCAGCGAAACATTGAGGTCGTTCCTTATAATGGTCCCGGTTGTGCCATCCTGCCGCGGGTGCGCAATCGCCTGGTCGCTCATGCGCTCGCCGACAAATGCGACTGGATTATTTTTGTCGACGACGACATCGCGTGGAATGCACCAGATTTATTCAAACTCACCGAGCACGGTGTCGAGGTCGTAGGCGGTGTTGGTGCCAAGCGGCATCAGCGCTGGGACGAAGAACCCGGTGTCGTGATGCAGTGGCCACAAGGTCCGCTGATTGGAGCCTTCACTAAGCCTGGTCGACTCTGGCGCGTGGATGGCGCTGGGGCAGGGTTTCTCGCTATTCGGGCTGACGTATTCACCAAATTGGAGCCGGTCACGCGGCGCTATACCTGTCAGGGCGATCCAAAGACTTATCCGATGCGAACCTGGTTCTGGCTCGATCTCATCGATGATGGCACCGAACTGCAGGATGAAGGCGAGGACTACAATTTCTGTCGCAAGTGGCGCGAGATCGGCGGCCACTGCTGGGTCGATCCCGACATCCGGCTACGGCACTACGACGGCAATGTCTGTCACGACCGTTGCCCGGCCGACATGGAAACCACCAAAGCGGAGGCGGCGTAATGGCAAAACTTACTTGGAGGGGTGAGGACGCGGCCCACCAGCGCGAGGACGGCAGCGGCATGGGTCCGAGTTACGTCATGATCTTTGGTGACCGCCGCTTCGACAAGGGCAAGCCGGTCAGCATCACAGAGTGGTGGATCATCAATAAGGCGATCAACATGTCGTCCTTCGATGTTGAACTCACCGCATCCGAGCAGGCCAAGTACGACGAGGAGCACATGCCCGAGCCGGCCGACGAAGCTCCCGAGCCGAAGCGCCGTCCCGGCCGTCCACCGAAAGTAAAACCGCATGTCGACGACCAAGACGCGGCCTGAACTCATTGACGGCGTGCTGAAGGAGCTCGGCGTGCTCGGCGTCGGGCAAGCCGCGTCGGCGGAAGATGTCGATGCGATCGACGCATTGATCGACAGCGCGCTCGCGGATTTGGAGGGCCAGGAGGTCATCCGGCTGCAGGACAGCGATGAGTTTCCGCTCACCATCTTCAACCAGCTTGTCCACTACATTGCGGAACTGGCCGCACCCGGCTACGGCCGTCCGGCCAATGAGGGCGTCAAGCAATTGGCCATGCAGCAGATGCGGGTGGCGGCACGCGGAGGACCGACCTACGAGACCATGCGCAGCGAGTATTTCTGACATGGTGTCCATACCCTTCCCGTTGTCGTCGGCCCCCGGCCGTGTGCCGCAGGAAGGTGCCGGCCGCCTGCTCAACTGCTTCGCCGAGCCGCTCGGTGACGGCCGCGTGGTATGGGCGCGCTGCCCCGGCCTGACGCGGTTTGCGACCTCGACGCAGGAGAGCTTCTGCGGTGGTTTGCTGGTTGCCGGAACGCTCTACACCGCTTGGAATGGTCATGTCGCCACGTTCAACTCGACCGGCACCGAGACCGTGCTGACCGGCACTCTGTTGACAACCACCAGCAAGGGGTTCTGGGCGCGCAACAATAAACCCACGCCTGACATCGTATTCATCGATCCCGACAACGGCGTCCACACAGTCACGGCGAGCGCCGTCTCAGCCTTCGCCGATGTCGATGTCGCTAGTGCCAACTCGGTCTGCTTCCAGCACGGCTATTTCTTCTTCACCATCGGCGACGGCCATATCTTTGCCAGTGACCTCAACTCGGTCAATGTCAACGCGCTCGCCTTCACGGTAGCGGAGGCCAAGCCTGACGGCGCGCTACGTGCCATTCCCTGGCAAGACCAACTCTATATTTTTGGTCCGTCATCGATCGAAATCTATCAGGACACTGCTAACACACCGCCGGCGTTTCCCTATTCGTTAGTGAACTCGATGTCGACGGGTCTGGCTGGCCGCTACGCCGTCGCCGGGCATGAGGACGGCTTTGGCGGCAAGGGCCTAATCTGGGTCGCCGACGACAACACCGTGGTTATCCTCAACGGCTACCAGCCCAACAAGGTCTCGCCGCCGGAACTGGATCGGCTGATCGAGGCGGTCGCTGACAAGAACACGCTCGAGGCCTGCGTCTATATCAGTGGCGGTCATCCCAAATGGGTGCTGTCGTGTCCCAACTGGAGTTGGGAGTTTGACCTCAATACGCAGAAATGGAACGAGCGCGCATCCTACCTGATCCCGCGCTGGCGTGGCACCCAAGCGGTGTTTGCGTTTGGCCAGTGGATTGTCGGCGACACCATCTCAGACAGCGACAGCATATCAGGCAGCAAACTCCTCGGCGTTGACGAGATGAACCATACCGAGGACGGCGACCCGTTGCTCTATCGCCTCGAGAGCGGCCCGGTCGCCAAGTTCCCCAACAGAACCGTCGTCCCGCGCGCCGACTTTAACTTCTCGACCGGCACCGGCATTGCCACCGGTCCCGACCCGATCGCCACCCAGCCGCGGGTGCGGATCTCTTGGTCGGACAATGGTGGCGTTCATTGGGGCAACCCTTTGCATCGTGAGTTGGGAGTTCAAGGCCGCGGTGAGCAGCGGGTGACGGTCACGCGCACCGGCATGACGGGTCCGATGGGACGGCGCTGGCGGCTCGATGTCACCGACCCGGTGCATGTAGGCCTCATGGGCGGCGACCAGGCTACGCAGTTGCGAGCTGAATAATGGCTACCACCTCGCCCGCACTGCCGCCGATGCCATCGCCGAACGTGCCCCTGGTGGACCCTAAAACGGGTCTGCTCGACCCCAACTGGTATTCGTGGCTCGTCATCTTGCGGCAGATCGTCAGTACGCTGCGCACTGAGGTCTAGGGGTGCGTTGTGGCAAGGGCGGCTGACGGCATTCTAGGGTCCACAGCCCCAGGAGAGGAGTCCGTGTCATAGGATTATTTGACCTGTTCTCCAGCAAGCCCGCGCAGAACGCTGCAGCGGCCCAGACGGCCGGCCTCAACCAAGGCTATCAACAACTGTCCAATCTGTACGGGCAGGGTGCCAATGCGCTCACTACCAACGTCCAGCAGGGTGAAAACCTCTATTCGCCGCTGATCCAGAGCACGGGAGCCGGTTCGCAGGCCTATGCCGATGCGACTGGCGCCAATGGACCGGAAGGGCTGGCGCGAGCTAAGGCGCTGTTCACGGCCACGCCAGGCTATCAGGAAGGGTTGAGCCAGACGCTCGACCAGAACGATCGGCGTGCTGCCGCGCGCGGGATGCTCAATTCAGGTAACACCATCGCGGACACCACCAAGCTCGCCACCGACTACGCCAACCAGAAATATGGCTCCTATGTCTCCGGCTTGTCGCCCTATCTCGGTGCCAACCAGAGCGCGGTGGGCGGCGCGGCTAGCATGTATGGCCAGCTTGGCACCGGCCTGGCTGGCCTTTACGGGCAGCAGGGACAGGCCGCGCAGGCGACCCAGACCGGCATTGGCAATGCTCAGGCGGCGGCTGCGCTGGCCCCGCAGCAGGCATCCCAGAACTTCTGGAACACGCTCATTGGCGCCGGCACGGCGGCGGCCAAGGCCTTTGCAGCGGCATAACCAATGACCATTACCCCCGCCGACAGTCTCAACTTGCTCATTGCCAAAGGGCCACCTGACGCCACCAACTTTGCCAACCAGATAGCCAACCTGCCCAATGCCTATTGGTCCGGCCTCGACGAGGCCTACAAGCGGCGCACGCAGGATGCGTTCCAGAACCTCGACCCCAACGCTCCTATCGATCCTCAAGCACTTTACAAAAAGTTGCTGATAGCCGGCGGCACGCCATCGGCGATCGCTGTGGCCCAAGGACTGCAGCAGCAGGGTATCTTGGAAGGGCTTCAGAAACTTCCGGGTGCGGTCTTTGGCAATACCGGGGAGCAGTCCCCCACCACTTCCGGCGCTCCGCCATCGACGGCGCCAACTTCCGTTGCGGCTCCCGCACTCCGCTCCACCTCTGGGCCACCGGGGAGTTCAAATGGCAGTTCACCTACCAGCGTCAATGCAGCCGTTTCCCAAGCCGGATTTAGCGGGGATGAAGCGGGCAGTCTGATAACCCGCATTTCACAGGGATTTAAGATCGATCCCGATCAGAACCTTGATCCCGTCATGCAAGCGCAAGTGGCAACGGCTGTGCAGCGAGCCGTCCAGGCCAGACAGCAGACACGGCCGGCTACTGCGGCTGCCGCTCCTGCTGCTGCTCCTCCTTCCGGTCCTGTCGCCACACCAACTTTGGCTTTCAACGACCGTTTTGCGGGAGCCCCAGCGCCGCCCCCCTCTACGGTGCCGAGCCAGGAGGGTATGGCGAGCGTCACCAACGATCCAACGCTCGGTGGCCTCGTTCCCCCCGGTCGCACCTATCAACAGCAACTGAGAATTTTACAGCAGGCGGCCGGAAGGGCCGAGGCCGCCAAGGCCGGTGCCGGTAAGATCTATCAGGATGCCGCCGCCAAGATCGAAGAGAGACTGCTGCCGACAAACGAATACAAAAACTATTTGGCCGGTCACAAACCGGGAGAGACCTTTCCGGATTGGCTTGACCGGGATGCCCGCGACAAACGCGAGACCGCAATTCTCCAGCATTCGATCCTGCCGAAACTCGATAAGTCGCAGGAAGGCGCAATGGCTGCCCGCGACGACGTTCTTGCCATTTCGCGAGCACGCGACCAATTGGACGCGGACAAGGGCATCATCAGTGGGATCACCGCCGGTCGTCGTCTTGATTTGCAAAAGATCGGCACCCTCTTTGGGTTTGACGATCGGCAAGTTGCGAATACGGAAGCCTTCCGCGCCGCAATCGGTAGTCGCGTCACCAGCATCGTCAAGGCGCTAGGCTCCGGTACCGCCATCTCAAATTCGGATCGCGTATTTGCCGAGAAGATGTCGGGCGGCGATATCAAGTTGGACGAGTCCTCGATCCGCCGCATTCTCGATATCGGCGTGCGTGCTGCACAGGCGAGAATTGCCCAGCATAATACGCTGGTCGATCGGACACTGAAGAGTTCACCGGACTTGCAGCGTTACGGCGAGACCTACCACGTCGACATACCCACAACCGGCAAGACGGTGGCAGCCCCCCCCGTGCCGGGAGCCAAACAGGCTCCTGATGGAAACTTCTACGTCCCTGATCCCAACCGTCCGGGCAAATACCTTCAGGTGAAGTGATGGCAGAGTTTGTTCCTGTCGATCACGACCCGTTTGCTGCAAGCACCGACAGTGCTCCACAGTTCGTTCCCGTCGAACATGATCCGTTTGCCGAGCCTCCCCGCATTACCGTGCGGCCAACCGGAACGCTGGAGCGGGCCATAGAGCCCATTACAAGCTATCCCAGCGTCTATTCGGGGATGGTCTCGGACGCGACCGGCCAGATAAGCCAAGGCCTCTCGCAGGCGCGCGAGGCCCTTGCTGCCCAACCGCAGACATCGGCCGAGAAAGGGCAGGCGGCACTCGACTTTGCGAGCGGGATAGGCAAGACGGCACTGGGCGGTCTCGGCTATGTCACATCGCCGATTAATGCCGCACTGCGAACGGTCGTCGGACAGCCGGTCCAAGACGTGACCGGCATCCCGAAGGAATACACTGAATTTGCAGCCGCTCTGGGCCTACCACTGCCAAAGAAACTTCCGGGCATCGGGGCCGTGGAGCGTGCTCCCGCTGCCGCCGAAGACCTCAAAGACGCTGCTACCGCCGCCTATCGCTCGCCCGAGATCCAAAGCCTCGACATCAAGGCCCCCGCACTGACTAACTTCGGGCAGCAGACACGCGCCGAACTCAATGCGATGGGCTTTGACGAAAACGTCTCCCCAAAGACCTTCGGCATTATCTCGCGGCTGGAAAGCGCCCCGCCCGGCTCTACCGTCACCGGACGCAACATTGAAAGCATCCGGCGCACCTTTGGCAAAGCTGCGGGTTCTACGGACCCGACGGAGCGACGGGCCGCCAGCGAAGTCATCGATCGGCTCGACGCCTGGATTGGCGGGATCAAGCCGCAGGATGTTATCGCTGGAGATACGACGGCAGCGGCAGCCAAAGCAGCCGAGGCGCGCGGGAACTACGCCGCGGCTATGCGCTCCGGGAAGATTACCGACGCCGTGGAAGCCGCCAAATTGAATGCAGCGGCAGCAAATTCCGGTGCCAACACCGAAAATGCCATGCGGCAGAAGATGAAATCCATCCTGAACAGCCGCTCGGAAAGCCGAGGCTATTCCGCTGAAGAACTCGACCAAA